GCCCCGCTGCCAAGTTGCGTAAACATGGCGATCAATGGGAAACCAACCGCCGCGACAACACTTAGGATTGCAGCAATTGGGCCAATAGCACCGCCAAGAATGGCAAACCCGCCTGCGATCTGTGGTATCTGTTGACCCAAAACACGGAAAATATTTGTGCCCATTGATGCTTGAACAGCAATATCGCCCAACTGGTTTGCAGTGTTTTGGAACACAAACCGCTGTTGACCTGACATTTTACCCATGCGGGAAATAGCAGAACCAGATTTATTAACAGCAACTTCGGTTTCTTTTGCGCCCGTCTTGACCTTGTTCAGTGCCGCGTCAGCTTCACGCGCACCTTGTTTCATACCACTAGCGTCAAGGTTAAGTCTTAGCGTTGGCCCTGCCATATTCTTCACGCTCCGTTGCATCTAGGGCCATCACAAAACGTGCCAGCCGTTGCCGTTCAATCGCATCATCTATGCCGATATGGTCACAATATGACATAATTTCGCTGAACGGTATAGGGGAAACACCGCCTAAACCCATTTGCCGCGAACCCCGCAACATCTGAAAGGCCTGCCAAGCGGTCATATTTTGGGGCAACGGCTTTTCGTCTAAACTTATCGCGCCTTTGGCTATTAGATACGCTTCATCACGTTCACTGTAACGAAACGACCACAAAAGCGCGTCGGTTAGTTTTTTGCCGTGGCCTTGTCTATTTCGCTTCGAAAGTTAGCCAAATCGTCGACATACTGCGCAAAGTCTAAGAAACACTGTGATATTTCATCAATGCGAACGTCAGCTAACGCCATAAAGTTATCACGATTGCATTTCATAGGCTTTTGATCGTCTTGTATGTTCGTTGACCATTCAACAACACACGCATCATAGATTGCTTGAAACATCTTTCTGCCGATTTCTTTTTCTATTTCGGCATGTTCTTGTGCGTACTTTTCACCATCGTCAGCGATGCGCGTCATACCTAGGATTTTAGACTGTCGCCAAACCTGAATATCGTCACGCATTTTGATTAGTTCAGGGTTCGCCCAACCCCCAGCGCGGCACTTTACTTTGATAAATGCCGAACCTTCGTCAGCAAGAAATGATAAATCATCAGAAAATGTGCGTTCAAATGTCATGTCTGACATTTTCGGTTTTGCTAATTTTAGCATCGGTTTTTCCTTCGTCGGTTAAGTGTGGGGCGGGAATACCGACAACCCACCCCACGGGATAAGGCCTTATTCTTCGGTTTTCTTAGCCTGTGGAGCAACGGCTAAGTCAGGCTTATTATCTAAGCCTAACTTTTTTGCGGTATCTGCGTCAATCTTATCGCCAACACGAAAGGTTTTTTCTTTACCGTCAACCATTGCTGTAAATTTACGCTGCGCAATCATGACACCGCCCGTGTTAGTTTTACTGACGCATCTTCTGTCGCTTCATCATACATCGCACGAATGGTAATGTCTTGCATTGCTGCGGTTCCTGTGAAGTCTAGGTTTGCCGTCACAAACTTACACTTTGGGAATACAAGCGTATATTTAGAACCCGACACTGACCCTAATGGAAAAGTAACGCTGAACTGTGTGTGATCTGTGTCACGCGCTGCATTATACAATGACGCAAAGTTGCTATCGACATAAACGCGGGCAGTGATTTCAGGCAACAATGCGCCTTTGGTGATGCCAGCCTTTGTGAACGAATTGGTCAACTGGTTTTGCGCTTCACGACCTTCGTAGTTAAAGTTGATTGTCGCGCTTTCAAATGCGTCTAGCGTGTAGCCGTTGAATGCAATTGTACCAACGTCAACGCCGCAAGTTAGCGGGGTGCGTTCAGTCTGGTCTGTGTATGTCGCACCTGTGATCGCAGATGTTGTTGTGTCCGATGACCCCATGCCTGTCAGATCAAAAGCAAATGTTGCATCTGCATTAGATGTCAGCGTGATCGAACCGCTAGTTGCTTCAACACCTTGATACCGCATCATTGTGTTTGTGCCGCCGTTCCCCGCTGCAATTGCGTTTTCAACTGTCATGGTTTGCGTATCTTTGCCAGACTTCAGAACGTCTGACGACCATGTGCCTTGCAATAGGCTTTCGAAGAAATCGTCATACGCGCCATAAATCAAAGCACCTGACATATTGCCAGTTACGTCAATGCCTGCAATCGCAGTTTCGACGGCTTCGCCTTTGCCCGCAAGCGAACGATGTTCAACAATGTTAGGAACTGCCGTCATGTTGATCGGCACGTCACTATTTGTAAACGATGGTGTTGACGGGGTTGTGCCCGCTGTAGTTTCTGCCACGAACGCTGATCGTAGCTGATTAGATGCAATGCCAGTCATGTTGTGGCCTCCTATGGATATTCATAACGCACAAAAGGCGCAATGAAAGTTGCTATGTGAAAAGGTATATCAGATATTTCACCCGAAATATATGGGTGCTGTTGTTCTGGTGAAAATCTAATAAATTCACTGGTGGTTGCGATTTGTCCCGCATCGGTCAATCGCTTATCACGAAACAAGCCATCAAGAACTTCTGCGTATTCACGCCAAGTTTGCGACCCCGTGCCCGCTTCGGTGATAATCTGAATATTTAAGTTGCCCACATAATCGATACGATTTTTCGCTGCACCGATTGACCCCTGTAGTGATGTCCCGTTTTGAATGCTAATCCGCAAGCTATTTGCGACAACTTCAAAATCGTGACCGTCAAACCCGATTGGCGTTCTGTCTTGCCAGTTGGCTTGCAAATACACTTCAATTGCGCGTCTTTCAGTTGCATAAGTCATAACAAGATTTCCCTGTAACGCTGTGACGCTTCGTTGATAGTAAGTGCCACCATACCATTCGGGGCTTGCTTCGACCATCCGTTTTCCAGCCTATTTGCATAAGGCAAATTATTCTGAATGATTATGCGCAAATCACCTTTGTAATCGAACGCTTCGATTGCAGATGACCCTTTGTTGATTGTGTTGCTGCCGCCCTTGTCGGTAGTTTTGCGAACTTGGGTATTTGGTTGATTTTTCGACACAATCCAATTGCCGCGAAAACGACCCGTATCGACAGGACTTTTGCGCACAATACCAGACAGACAATACATCGAAATCACAGAAATCGCGTCGTTAATTTTATCGTCAGTGTCCAACAATGCCTTATCTAACTGAAGATTAAATTCTTTTGCTGTCATTTCTTCAGAACCACCGCATATTGCAATGATACCGAACCAGCTACGGTTTGCGCCCGCTGGACGGTGTAATCAATGCTGTTGATCGTCAGCTTCCAGCCTTCCTTTGCTGCGACTGTAAAGCCCTCTAACACAACCATTTGTTCGCGCGGCCCCTGCGTAAAGTCACCAAAAATGTCTTGCGCTGGGGTGTCAGTGTCAAACAAGCCACGGCCCGTGTAAGTGGTCGTCGTGGTCGCATGTTCGCCTGCAATCGCATCATAACCGTGATCATACTGCGTAGTTGATGTCAGGGTTGCATCGTCAATAACGTCAGTAATCGCAAGATTTACTGCGTCAAATGCTGCATCTGCGATTGCTGTGATTGTTGTCATGACCGAAGAACCTTAATCTGCGCCCCGCCGAACAGGGTATATGGGGCAAGTAAACCTTCAATCGCCACATAGCGTGGCACTTCCCGAAAGTTGGTATATTCGGTTTCAGTTTCAACAGGCCCAGCTTTTTGTTTGGTGCGCTTTACTGCCCCGCTGCTAACTGTATCGAATGGCTTTGCGCCTTCGTGAATTAGATATGCCATTTCGGCTTGTGCATCTTTAATGTCTTGCGGCACGGTATCTGGGTCGATAGGCCAATCTTTAACAAGCATAATACCTGTCAATCTAGGCCATGCCATTTTTTGATAACGATATTGCTGTTCGCCTATAAAGTTAAACGTGCGATTGATGTAATCAGCCGCTTGGATCAAATTTGCTTCGTGGTCATCATCGTGACCGTGCTGCGTTAGATTAACATTACGGGCCGACCAATACGCCTGCCATTCAGCCAAGGTGATATAGCTGTTTGTGGATGTGCCGCCTACTGTTGTATCAAGTGCCATTCAATCACCATTTTACCTTTGCCGCCCAATATGCCGCTGACATCTTGCCTTTGGCAATGTTCTTTCTGTGACGCGCCAAAAATGACTTGCGCCGTGCTTTGCCCGCTGCCGTTTTGGGGTTTTTACCTGCACCCTTAACGCCTTGCTGACCAAACCGAATTGTTTTGACCTTCGAACCCACCTTTGCCACAACGACGTGGCTTTTCTTTGGGTGGCTTGGTGTGCGCTTTGGCTTATTATAGCCTGTCACACCTGCCCGCTTTAGTCTTGGATCACGCTTTT